TCCATCATTTTGTCGCCACCAGCCCGAACCAGCCCGAACCAGCGTCAACTGGCCATGATCGGCCGAGACTGGAAACGATGATCCCTGACCATGCCGGGTCACTAGCTGGACTTGTGGGGGACATGGCAAAAAAGGTGCTGCAGATTGATTTGATGCCGTGGCAACTGCATGCTCTTGAGGGGATGCTCGCGGTGGACGCTGATCAGAAGTTTGTGCATCGCTCGAGCCTTGTTTCGGTTGCGCGTCAGAACGGTAAGACAACAATCATCCAGGCACTAATCTTGTTTTGGCTTGTGGAGATGCCCAAGATACGTGGCGGTAAACAGACCGTGGTATCTGGCGCGCACAGACTTGATCTTGCGTGTTTGCTGTTTGATGATCTGTCACCAATCCTTGAGGAGTACTACGGCGCAAAGATCGTCAAGTCGTACGGTCGTTATCAGGCCACCATGCCAGACGGCAGCAAGTGGTGGGTCAAAGCGTTAAAGCCAAACCAAGGTCACGGTATGAGCATTGACTTGGTAATCGTGGACGAATTATTTGACGTCAACCCTGACTCCGTTGAGGGCGGTCTGTTGCCGGCACAGCGCGCACGAAAAAACCCGCTTGCCTGTTTCTTTAGTACTGCCGGCACGGAAGAATCGGTGCTGTTTCAGCGTTGGCGTGAGGCTGGCATTCGAGCGATTGACAAGGGTGAGCCGTCAACGATGTACATGGCGGAGTGGTCTCCCGACCCGAGCCTTGACCCGCTGCATCCATCGTCATGGGCGTGGGGTAATCCTGCGCTTGGTCACACGTTGGACATGGACACGATTAGGCAAGAATCAACAAACCCCGATCGCGCGTCATTCTTGCGCGCATCCCTAAACCTTTGGGTGAGTGTGGTGCGCGGATGGATTGAGCCAGGGCGCTGGCCGTCCTTGGAATACACAGGGGACATACCTAGCGGTGGCGTCGTGGCAATTGAATCGTCGCTGGACGACTCCCGATACAGCGCGACTAGATGCGTCAATTTGTCAGACGGTCGGGTGCTTGTCACCGTCGCGTTTATCGCCGAGTCAATTACAGATCTGTGGGACAACGTGCAAGAACTAGCCAAAGACCCCACGATCAGGTTTGCCTTGTCGCCGACCGTGGACGCAACTTGCCCACCAAACATTGAGCGCCGCAGAATCGTCGTGGGTTACGCAGAACTTGGACGCTTTACACCGCTTGCTAAAAACATGATTGCCGAGGCGCGACTGTTACACACAGGAGAAAAACTGCTTGCCGAACATGTTCAGCGCGCGGTTGCGGTACGCACCGACAACACCATAGTTTTGTCCAGTAAGCGGAGTCCAGGGCCTATCGAGTTAGCGCGCACAATGGTCTGGGGTATTGGCATGTGTGCCCGTCCTGTCAACAGCGGAAAGCCCATGCTCGTCGCGGTAAATAACTAAGATAAACGCGGCGACCGCGCACCTTGCCTTTTGTCGGAATCGGATAAGTCATGCGCGGTTGCCACTTATATGACAAAGTAGGAACATGGCGATTTTTAACAAAACCAAAAAAGCAGCAATAAGCCCAGCGCCAAGCAAGGCTGCAGCTGCAGGCGGTTTTGCTCCTGGCTATTCGTCGTCCAATGTTGGCGTAAACATGATCGGCCAGTACTACACCTACCGCGAAGGCGAAGCACGTAACGCGGCGATCAGCGTCCCAACAATCAACCGTGCGCGCGATCTAATGGCGTCGGTAATCGGCTCAATGAATCTTCGCTCATACAACGAGTTTTGGAACGGCGAAGAAATGGAAAAAATTTACATCGCTCCACGTTCATGGTTGCGCCGACCAGACCCAACAGTTTCATTCCAGTTCCTCATGAGCTGGACTCTTGATGACCTTATGATGTTTGGTCGCGCGTTTTGGTACATCACCTCACGCACCGCAGACGGCTACCCTGCCACGTTCACTCGACTGCCAGCAGGCTCAATTACCACTACCGACATGGCTGGCCCCGTGTGGTTTGCTCCATCGTCACAGGTGTATTTTCAAGGCGGAGAAATTGACCCAGCAAACCTTGTGCAATTCTTGTCTCCAGCACAAGGCCTGATCTACTCGGCACCAGGCGCAATTGAGACCGCGTTAAAACTTGAAGCAGCGCGCAACCGCAACGCATCGTCAAGCATTCCTGCCGGCGTACTTAAACAAACTGGTGGCGAACCACTTAGCGCGCAAGAACTTGCTGATCTTGCAAGTGCGTTTAATGCCGCTCGAGCAACAAACCAGACTGCAGCGCTTAACGAGTATTTGACATACACGGAAACAAACAGCACACCTGACAAGATGCTTTTGATTGAGGCGTCGCAATATCAGGCGCTTGAAATGTCGCGTCTGGCAAATGTGCCACCGTATTTGGTGGGCGTTGCTACTGGCGCCTACTCATACCAGTCGTCACAGCAAGCACGTGCCGATCTTTATTTGTTTGGCGTGAAATTGTATGCCGACGCAATTGCTGGTGCTTTGTCAATGGACAATGTGCTACCGCGCGGAACATACGTCGAGTTTGACGCCGATGAATACCTAGAAGAAAACTTTATGGCCGACCGCGCAGACGATGAAGTAATTGTTAGAGAAAACACACAAGAGGAGTTAGCACGATGATCAAACTAATTGCAGGAGAGTTCACGGTTGACGCCGCAATTGGCGAAGCACCAAAGCGCACAATCTCTGGAACCGCAGTTCCATACAACGTGCCGGCAACAGTTTCGGATGGCACAGCTGTGATCTTTAAGCCAGGCTCATTGCCAGTCGAAGGCAAAGCGCCGCGCCTGTTCATGTACCACGATGCCAGCCAGCCAGTAGGCGTTGTCACCGAGCGCGTGGACACCGAAGAAGGCATGATGTTCAGCGCCAAAATCAGCGCAACAACGCTTGGCAATGACGCTTTGGTCATGGCCTTGGACGGCACCATCGACCAAGTATCGGTTGGCGTAAACCCAACCAAATTCTCGTATGACGAAGAAGGCACAATGATCATTGAGTCAGCCGACTGGATGGAATTGTCCCTAGTTCCGATTGGCGCTTTTGGCGATGCCGCAAACATCACCAAAGTCGCAGCGAGTATCCACCAAGAGCCAGAAGAAGTAGTGTTAAATGAAGAAGTAACCCCAGTAGAGGAGAAACCAGAAATGTCAGAAGTAAACGCACCAGCAGTCGAGGCAACAATCCCTACTGCACCAATTTTCGCACAGGCTAAAAAAGAATTCGTCTTGCCAACCGCAGGCGAGTTCATGGCCGCTTACCACATCGGTGGCGACACGTTCGCAAACATGAACAAGGCTGTTGCTGAATACACAGCCTCAAAGAAAACCGCATTGCAAGCAGCTGCAGGTGATGTGCTTACGACCGATACACCTGGTCTTTTGCCAGTTCCCGTGCTCGGACCATTGGTGCAGGACCTAAATTTCCAAAGGCCTGTTGTCAACGCACTTGGTGCTCGTGCTTATCCAGATGGCGGACAATCAAAAACTTTTATCCGTCCAACCATCACCACGCACACAAGCGTTGCATCACAGGCAACCGAACTTGGCGCAGTATCGGCAACCACGATGGTCATTGCCTCGAATTCGGTAGCAAAAACCACGCTTGCTGGACAAGTCACTTTGTCAGTACAGGACATTGACTTTACGTCACCTTCAGCAATGCAATTGATCTTGAATGACCTTATGGGCGAATACATGATTGCATCAGACAACCTTGCAGCAGACAACCTGCTTGCCGCTGCAAACTCGTCAGGCGTATGGGACGGAACTCCAGAAGATTTCTTGAAGTCCGTTTACGATGCAGCCAATGACGTGTCAAGCGGTCGCAACTGGATGCCAACACACATGTTTGTTTCGGTTGACGTATGGTCACAACTTGGACAGCTCGTTGACTCGAGCAAGCGTCCATTGTTCCCATTCATCGGCGCAGGCCTTACCGGTCAGAACGCACTTGGCAACTCAAGCGCATCTTCATGGAACGGCAACCCAATCGGTCTTGAATTGGTAGTTGACAGCAACTTTGCTGCAAAGACCATGATCATCACCCGCGTTGGTCAAGGCCAAGGCGACGCATTCGAGTTCTACGAATCAATCCGTGGCCTCATGAGCGTTGAACAGCCATCAGTCTTGGGTCGTCAATTTTCATTCCATGGATACGTCAGCACCTTTGCTGCAATCGGTGGCATGATTCGCAAGATCACCCAGGCTTAGTAGAAAGGCGGCTTAACCGCCATGGCTACTTACACAGTTACTAACAAGTACCTGATTGACAACTTTGCCGTACTGCAATTACTGACCCCCTCGGAAATTGCAGTCGGCAGTTCAATCACGGTCGCTGGAGTTGACGCAACATTCAACGGCACTTACTCGGTGCGCGCATTGCCACAGTATTTGTTTTTGGGCATTGATACGCAAGGCGATCTGCTTTACGACTATCAGGTGCCAATTGCCGATCAGGTGCTTTACGCCAAGACCGCAAGCGATGTTGAGCGTGTCGCCGCGTCTGGGACTGTTGCTAATGACCCTGTTTGCACTTGGGTGACGGCCGCGCAGGTCATGTCTTACCTTGGCATCACGATTGCTAACCCGTCGGACGATTACACGTTGCTCACGCAATCGGTATCGGCTGGGTGCCAGTTTGCGTTTCGTCGAAGGCAGGAGTCGGGCTATATCGATTCCCTAACGACCTCACCAGGCGGTGACGCAACATTGGGCACTTTGATGTATTGCGCCGCTCTGTGGCGCTCCAGGGGCTCAATAGAGGCAACCTACGCCACGTTTGACGGCATGGGCTCGGCACCACAGCAAAGCCTGACCCCGATCGTCAAGCAGCTGCTTGGTATCCCTCGTCCAGCGGTTGCCTGATGTCGTACACCGACCTATTCAACGAAGCGATTGATGACGTCACCGCAACGCTGACCGCAGTCACTTCTTTGCGCGTTGTAAACGACCCCACAAAACTTGTGCCCAATTGCGTGTACTTGGATGCACCAAACTTCACCACGTTTGCTGGCAACGGCAACATTGTGCGCCTCGAGTTCCCCGTCAAAGTGATCGGCTCGGGCCCAGCAGGTCTGCCGGTACTGCGTCAGATTCTTAGCATTGTTGCAACCGTGCTTGGCTCCAAGATCATCGTGATGGGTGGCCGTCCGTCAAGCCTTGAGATCGGTGGCGCGTTGTATCCGTGCTACGACCTTGATTGCGCTATCCAAGCCCAGACTTCGTAATCCACAACTAAGCAACACAAATCATCTACTATCAGAACAGAACTTAAGGAGCAATCATGGCATCAGCAACATATCTCTCAAACCCAGTCCTCACCATCAACAGCGTTGATTTGACGGACATGTGCAGCGCAGCAACTTTGACCTATTTGGTTGAGGCTTTGGAAGACACCGCGTTCGGCACCAATTCGCGCACCTACACCGCAGGACTGGTCAACAACGAAGTGACTTTGACGATGTACGCGTCGTTTGCATCAAGCGAAACCTACGCAACATTGCAGCCTTTGGTTGGCACAAAAACCATTATCACGCTTAAGCCAACATCAGCTGTGGATTCAGCAACCAACCCAAGGTTTGTTTTGACTGATTGTTACCTTGAGTCTTTGCCAGTTATCAACGCATCTCTCGGCGAGTTGTCAACCTATGACATCACGTTTATGGGTGGCTCGTTGACGATTGACGTCACTAACCCGTAATTAACGGCTCCGAGCCGACATAGGAGAAACATGAAAATCAAGTTGCAGTTAAAGCGCACGCCTGACAGCGCGCCCGAATATTACTACACAAACCTGTTTGTGGTGACCGAGTGGGAGAGACTCGAGCGCCGCAACATTCAGCAACTTTCAACGCAACCGCTTTACAGCGATTACTGCTGTTGGATGCACACAATCTTGAAACTTAAAGGTGAGCAAGTCGGCGACAACTGGCGCGAATGGATTAGCAAAAACCCAGAGCTGGAGATCATTCCGGTATTGGACGAGACTGACCCAAACCCTACGGACGCGGCACCTACCGCCGCCAACTAGCAGAGATTTTGGTCGCGGTCGGTTGGTGGCCTAGCGACATTGTGTTTGACGCTCGAGATATAGCAACGGTCATTAAAGTGCTTAACGAGGCAAACAAAAAACGGAGATAACGTGGCGGAAGTATCGGCAAGGGTTGAGGTCGTCGGGCTAAAGGATGCTTTGAAGACCCTGAACAAAATTGACAAATCTTTGCGCCGAGAAATTACCAAGGACTATAAAAAGATCGTACAGCCTGTTATTGACGACGCAAACAAACTTGTGCCTACTCTCGTCCCGTTGTCTGGTATGGCGCGCAACTGGCAAACCAAATCAGGGTTCCAGATCTTGCCTTGGATACCTGGCATGAAACAAAAGATCGCTGCCAAAATCAACACTCGAGCGATCAAGGAATACAACGGAAACACAACCAATGTGGGCACGTTTGCCATTCAATGGAAAGGCGCGACAGGCACCATGTTTGACACGTCCATGTCTGGCTCTTTAGGGCGCGCGCTTACTGCACGCTATGGCAGTCGTTCGCGAGTAATGTGGAAAGCGTACGAGCAACGCCAGACTGATGTCATGTCCGAGATGGAGCAACTGGTCAAGCGCGTCATGGATGAAGCGAACAGAGAGACCGCGTAATGGCAATCAATATCCCAATCATTTCAGAGTTTGACGGCAAAGGGATTAAAAAGGCTATTGCCCAATTTAGGCAACTGGAAACAACATCCGAAAAAGCCCAGTTTGCAATCAAGAAGGCTGCGGTGCCGGCAGCTGCGGCGCTCGGCGGTTTGGCTTTGGCGCTTGGTGACGCAACCAAAGCGGCGATGGAAGATCAGCAGGAGCAGGCGGCGTTAGCGCTTACTTTGCAGAATGTGACTGGCGCGGGTGCTGCACAAACTGCACAAATTGAAGATCAAATCAGCGCAATGTCTCGAGCGTCTGGCATTGCTGACACCGAATATCGCAAGAGCCTTGAAGCGTTAGTTCGCGGTACAAAAGATGTTGACTTGGCCATGAAAGACATGAACCTTGTCATGGACATCAGTACAGCGCTGCAAACCGATTCCAGCACGGTTGCAGACGCGCTCGCAAAGGCTTACCAAGGCAACTTTAAGGCGCTTCGATCATTGAGCCCAGAAATGGCAACAATGATTAAAGAAGGCGCAAGCCTCAACGAAATTATGGACGTGCTTGGCGGAACCTTTGGTGGTGCTACTGCTAAGAGCGCCGAAACCGCTGCAGGCAAAATGAAGATTTTGACCAACTCGCTTGGGGAAACAAAAGAGTCAATCGGTGCAGCATTGTTGCCTGTGCTTGAGGCCGTGCTACCTGTGCTTAACAAGTTTGCTGCATGGGCACAAGACAACCCCAAAGCATTTTTAGCAATTGCAGCTGCTATCGGAGCAGTAGCCGCCGCAATCGTTGTCACCAACATTGCTATGGCACTTAACCCATTTAGCCTCATTGCTGCAGGCATCGCGTTGCTTGTCTTGGCGCTTGTAACCGCATACAAAAAATTTGAGTGGTTCCGTGACGGCATAAACGCAATTGTTAACACCGTAATTGGCTTCTTTGCCGGCATGGTCAACGCCGCGATCGGCGCGGTCAACGCAATTATCAGCGCCTACAACTCAATCCCTTTGTTGCCTGATCTGCCAAAAGCGCCAACTGTTCCCGTGCCACAACTCGGCAAGACATCAAACACGCCTGCACCTGGTCGCATGAGCATCCCTCGACTAGCTGATGGCGGCATCGTGTCGTCACCAACGCTTGCTTTGATCGGTGAGGCAGGCCCAGAAGCCGTCGTGCCATTAGATCGCATGGCTACAGGCGGCGGCGTCACAATCAACGTCACAGGCGGCCTTGCCACAAGCGCCGAAATCGGTGAATCCGTTGTTAACGCGTTGCGCGCCTACTCACGGAGTGCAGGGCCGTTGGCTCTGAACATTGCCTAATGCCAGGCGTTGCGGTTGTTAATTCGGGTAATTATGACCTGAACATAGAAACCGGATTTTTAGTTAACTCTTTTCGTTTAGACAATACGGTGGCTGGCGTTCTTGACAATACGACATTTGTTTTAGACGGCAGTACTGAATACGCAAACGTAATGGCAGATACTACAAACATTAAAGTCAGGCGTGGTCGTAGAGATATTGGCGATCAGTTCAGCGCTGGAACCATGACATTTACCATTCAAGACGTGGACGGCATTTTCAACCCGTTTGACAACAACAGCCCGTACTACGACACACCGCAATCAAAGCCTGGGCTCGCACCTATGCGCAAAGTGCAACTGATTCGCTACGACCTAAGCAATAATGCCCAATACCTGTTTTCTGGCTATGTCGTTAATTATGACTACAACTTTGCGCTTGGCGGTTTAGACACCGTGACCGTGTATTGCGCTGACCAGTTCTATCTGTTGTCACAGACCTACATGAACGAATACAACGTCAGCGCTCAACTATCGGGTGCGCGCATTACCTCTGTTCTTGACTTGCCAGAAGTTGCGTATCCTGCGTCCCCTCGAAGCATCGCTACCGGCACAGTCAACCTTGGCCATGATTCCGCTTACACCGTGCCAGCACAAACAAACGTCCTGCAATACATCACCCAAATTAATGAGACAGCCGAGTTTGGCCGCATATTTATGTCACGATCAGGGACGATCACGTTCCAAAATCGAATCGGTACAACTCTGAGCGCGACCGTAGCAAACTTTAACGATGATGGCACAAATATCAAGTACGACGGTCTTGGCATCTCATTTGAGGCAAACGAAGTAGTCAACCGATCTGTAGTCACAGCTTTGGATGGCAAAACAGCGACAGCCACTAATGCTGGGTCAATAACTGAATATTTTACGCAAACCAGCGCGATCACAAACAGCCTGCTACATCAGCAAACAGAAATAGATACCGCAGCTGCCTACCTACTCCATCCGCAACCCGAGCCACGGTTTACATCGGTGGAAACCAAGTTCCTGATGCTGACAGACGCGCAAAAGGACACGCTGTCCACCGTCGAAATTGGTGACACGATCAGCATAGAAAAGACTTTCCAAAGCGGTGCCGGCACAACCCAGCTGGCACAGGATTTAAGCGTGGAAGGCATTGAGCATTACCTGGACTATTCCACAGGCCACCGTGTGCTGTACTCGACTTCCCCAACCGTCATTGTTTATGAGCTGATTTTAGACTCGTTAACGTATGGCACAATTGACCAGTTCAATGTTTTAGGATAGGAGACACTATGGCTAACCCATTCCCTTTTACCGCTGGTCAGGTGCTGACCGCTGCACAAATGAACGGCATTGGCGAAAACGTTTCGTTTACACCGTCATTGGCAGGAATTACTTTAGGTAACGGCACAGTTTCTGCAACATATACAAGAGCAAACCAGCAAATACATTTACAAGTAAAAGTTACATTAGGTTCAACATCATCTGTGACGGGCACTATGGGCGTCACGCTTCCAGTTTTAGGGACTACGGCAGAAGTTGACTCGGCTATTGGTGTAGCAAGGATATTTGATAGTGGCGTAGGATTTTTTGACGGCATCGTCTATATGGCCGCCACAAATACTGCTTATGTCACCGCTCTTAACACCGCAGGTACATATTCTGTATCAACTTTTACAAGCGCAACCGTACCTATGACATGGGCGGTAAATGATCGTTTAGCATTTTCCATTGAATACACGGCGGCATGATGAAAACTAAAGAACAATACGCACAACAATGCAAAGATGAAAACCTTGAAATGGTAGAAACCATTAACGGTGTAGAACGCAAACTCGGCAAAAAAGAATACGACGCTGCTGTCGAGGCTTGGGCGTTGATGCGTTGGTATCAAGACAACCCAGACCAACAGCCAGCACCGACACCGCTCGCCTGATGCGTTGGCGTTACCTCATCGGCTACGTCGCGCTTGTTGCGGTCGTTTTGTGGGGTTGCGCGGGATGCGGTTATGACGGCTCATATCGTTACCCATGCCAAGACCCAGCCAACTGGCAAAAACCAGAATGCGAACCACCGCTTTGCAACCCATCTGGCACGTGCACAAGGGATTTAATTTATGAAAGCACGCCTTAAACCTGAAGAGCTTCACGCTCGACTAATCGTTGTAGTTGGCATCATCCTTGCCAGCGTGTTTGCCATAACCGTGCTCGGCTTTGTCTATGCGCTTATGTTTGTGACCCAGCCAATCGGTCATCAAAGCCCTAACGACTCCGCATTCATAGACCTGCTATCAACCTTGACCGTATTTATGACTGGCACGTTGTCAGGCTTAGTGGCCTCAAACGGGCTAAAGTCAAAAGCGAAAGAAGGAGCCAAAGATGTTGAAGCCTAAAGACAAAGCCCTACTTGCCTCATACTGTCGCTCGGTCATCGCAGCGGTCATCGCGGTGTATTCCACAGGCAACACAGACCCAGCCGATCTAGGCAAAGCAGCGCTCGCCGCGCTTGTGCCAGTTCTCATCCGATATGTGAACCCTAAAGACCTGGCATTTGGTCGTGGCAATAGCCAAGGCTAAGGCTGGCGTGCCAAACGCACGCGATTACATCGGCAACGCAGACGGTGCATCACCAGCACCACGTGCCGGCATGAATGAATTTATTAAGCAAGTAACCGCGCACTCGAATGGCGCGTTTGTCAATCTTGGAAGTTGGGGTCAGCGCGACGTCAAAGGGAAACCAGGAACCCTAAGCGTTCACGCCACAGGTAGGGCGTGGGACGCTGGATTTACTACAAGCGAAAAACACCCAAACGCAACACGAAAAAACGCTAAAGCATTCATTGACAAAATGATCGCTCATGCAAACGAGTTGGGCATACAAATGGTAATTGACTATTTCCCAAAAGAATTCGGCGCGGCATGGCGTTGCGACCGACAGGCTTGGAAGAACTACGAGAGCAAAACCGTGTCAGGTGCACCTGGCGGTCGGTGGTTTCACATTGAGATTTCTCCACAAGCTGCCGACTCGGTAATCTTTGTTAAAGCCGCATTTTTAAAGGTGTTTGGGGAAATCCCACCTAAGGCTTGATCTATGTTCTAGGGTCGGAGTACCGACAAAAGGACAGGCAATGACTGAACCGCAGATCGTTGA